CTCATCCCTGGTTTAGGAACTGCTGTATCTACTGGTATTGATGCTGGACTGGCAGCAAGAGATGCTGGATTAACTCCGTTTGCTAGAGGTGGCATTATCACTCAACCAACTGCTAGTTTGATGGGAGAAGGTAATAAAGCAGAGGGTGTTTTCCCATTAGAAGGAACTAGAGGTAAGAAGACATTCAAATTGTTTGGCGAAGGTATCTTTGAGGCACAAAAAGATAACGATAGTGAGTTTGCTAAACTTCAATCAAAAGGATTAAAGCAATACTATGAAAGAGAAGGTGGTTTCCAAAAAATGGGTAATATTTTTGGAGAAATTTTCAAAGGAATTGGTGATGCTATAGGAGGTATTGTAAATGCTTTGTCTGGTGCTGCTAATGCCGCTACTCGTGGTCCTGGTGGTGGTTTAGTTGATCCAACTATTTCTGGCGATGAGGAAGAATACCTCATGCGTCTGATGATTGCTGAGGCAGGCGGAGAAGGTGAAGTTGGAATGGCAGCAGTTGGCAGATCAGTTCTAAACAGAGCAGGTCTAATTCAGAGTGGAGAAGTTCGTCCTGGTATGTTTAATGCCAAGAGCGGTAGCATCATGGATGTTATCAACGCATCTGGACAATATCAACCAGTAAGTCAAGGAAAACTCAAGAGAGATCTTACCCCAGAAGAAAGAGCAAGAGCAAAGAAAGCACTTGAGATGGCAAGAAACCAGGCATCTCTTCGTGGTAATCTAGAAGCACAGGGTATGGCTTCTGGAGACATCAATAAGATCATGGCATCTACTGGATTTAGAACTAAAGATGCTTTTTATGATAAGTCTCAGGAAGTAAATGTTACTACTTTAGGTGCTCATAGATTTAATACTGCTGGTAATGCCAAGATGCTTACTCCAGGTGCTGAAATCAAATCTGGTGCTCAAGCAGGAACTGGAATGGCAACATTTGGTGAGACTGGAAGAGTATTCAATCGGGCAGGTTATGTTCATGGACATTTCCAATCAGATACTGGAACAAAAGCAGATGTTGTAAATGATGTTCTTCCTATTGTTAGAGGACTTTTAAATTCTGGTGTTACAGATGTTTCTATTACGAGCGGAGAAACATTTAGAGCAAACATGTCCGATGCTGAAATTAGAGGTTTAATTGAAAAAGGAATTGCCAAGCACACTCATAGTGGAACTGGAAAATCTGTTGATATTTTTGTTCCAAAAGGCACAAAAGTTCCTTTCCCACTTGCTGATGTAAAGAATACTGGTGGTAGGGGAGGAATAACTGGAATTCTTCCTGGTTCTGGTAAAACTTGGGTGGGTCATTTAACTCCAGATTCAAAATCTGGTGGAAAAGCACATTCTCCACAAGAACCAAATATAGTAGGAACTAACACTTCTGGTCCACAAGCAGCTGCTCCAGCTGGACAATATAATATTCCTGGAGCACCTGAACTATCAAATGTTCTAAATGCTTCTAATCCAAATACAGGAACTTCTATGATGGCAACATCAGCACAAGTTGCTATGGCAGGTGCTGCTCCTTCTGGTGCTGCTCCTACTATCATCAATAACTATTATGGTGGCGGTATGCAAGGTGGAGTTAATGCAAATGGAGTTTCTCCTGGTATTGGAATGGATGGAACTGGAACATCCGTATTTCAAGAATTGAAAATTAGAGCGTTAGCATAATGGAAAAGTTTCAAAATTCTACTGATTTTTCACTGAAGAGTGTAAAAATTACTGCCCTTAGTGGTGGTAATGGATATGAAATCAAACAAATGATTGGAACTTTTTCATATGTTGAAAGTATTACTAGTCCATTTGTTGCGGCAACTATATCACTCGCTGATAGTGCTGGATTGCTAAATGGTCTTCCAATACAAGGTGGAGAAACAGTTGCTGTAACTGTACAAACTTCATCGTCAGAACAACCGCAAGAATATAAACTGCTTGTCTGGAGAATTGGCAATAGAATGGTCAAAAACAATGTTCAATCCTATACATTAGGATTGATATCAGAAGAGGCATTGAATAATGAATACTTTAGGTTAATAAAACCACTAAAAGGTAGTGGTGATAAAATAGTTGATGAAATTTTGAAGAATAATTTGAAATCGGAAAAGGAACTCTTCTCGGAATCAACTGAATTTGAGATGAAACTTATTCCTGCAAATAGAAGACCATTTGATCTCATTTCCTCTATTGCTGTAAAAAGTGTTCCAAAAGGATCTAAGTCAAGTAATAAGTCAGATGCTAAGAATGAGAAGCAAAAAGTATCTGGTAGTGCTGGATTTTTCTTTTGGGAAACAAAAAGAGGTTATAACTTTTTCTCTGTAGATAAACTACTTTCAGAGGATGAAAATAATAAACCATGGGGTCCATATATTGAAAAACCAGCAAACCAGTCAGATGGAGCAGATGATAGATTTACTGTTTCTCAGGCTCTATTTAAATCTGAAATTGATGTGATGACTTCTCTAAGAAAAGGTAAGTATTCATCACTTATGGTATTTTTCAATCACTCAACTGGTCAATATCATGAGTATCATTATAGTCTTGCAGATGCTTATAAAAGCATGAAGCATCTTGGAGCACAAAACACTCCATCTATTATAAAAACTGCCGATGGCAAATCATTATCAGATTATCCAACAAGAATAATATCTGTTTTACTTGACCATGAAAGTTGGTATAATAAACCAGGAATTGCTTCTTATGAGGAAGAAGATGGTTCAGATAGTCCTAATCAATTTTGCGATTTTCACAAGCATTTTGCAGGACAATCTATCATGAGATATGAGTTACTAAAACACCAACTAGCAACTATAGTAGTCCCAGGTAATTCTGAAATCTGCGCTGGTGATAAAATCACTATAAAATTAGTGAATAAGTTGCCAACAAGTGAAATATCAAAAGAACCTTATGATCAAGAAAGTAGTGGAACTTATTTAATTGAAGAAGTAACACATACTTACGATAGTACAAAATCAACAAATGGAAGATTTTTGACTACTTTACGTTTGATGAGAGATTCTTACGGTGACGTAGAATCCAATCATGGCACTAAATAATGTATACGGAGGTAACTAAAAATGGAAAGCATTGACAAACATATTGAAAAAGATCAAGTAATTCTCAATGATCCAACTGTTTCACCACAGATGCGTCGTCACATTGAGGAGGAATTGAACGAACTAAAAGCATATAAAGCAAACCATCCAAACGAAGATCGTGATCCAACTCCTCTTGAGTTGTATTGCGATTCAAATCCAAATGCTCTTGAGTGTAGAGTATATGATGATTGATTGATATGGATCAGTTAATATCAAGTATTGTACCCACAACTAGAATTGGACAAGATGGATTTTCTTGGTGGGTAGGACAAATTGAAGGAACTGCCAGAGATGAAGTCAATAACAAGGGCGGTTATCGTTTCAAGGTAAGAATTGTTGGAGATCATCCAGGAGATCCAGAAATTTTACCCGTAGAGGATTTGCCATGGGCTAATGTAGTGATGCCTGTTACTGTCCCATTTATTCCAGGTAATAGTGGCGGAGGACATCCTCAACTAGAGATTGGATGTTGGGTAGTTGGTTTTTATTTGGATAATGAAAAACAAAAACCAATCATCATGGGTTCAATTGGACAAACTCCTGGTGCTACTAAAGTATTTGCCGAGAGAACTCCAGATACAAAACCTTTTGTTACTGCAGTATCAAATGTAAATGTTGCAACTGACGGCAAACCTTTACAAGATGAAACTGAAAAGAATACTGCAACTGGCGGTCTTTCGGATGGATCAACTGATGGAGATGGAAAACCAAGAGTAGGTGTCCCATCAAGAAAAATTAGAGCTATTAAAGATGAAGAATGGTGTCAATCTGTTGCTGAGAAATGTGATGAACCAGATATCAAATCTCAACTAACTTTTATTATTGGACAATTCTTAGGCGAAGTTCAGAATAATGGTGGTAACATCGGTACATTTCTTGTAAATGAAGCTACTGGAAAACTTGACGAAGCAGTAGGTGTTGCAAGAAAGTATATAAACAAAGCGCTTTTAGTTGTAAATGAGTTTGTTGCTAGGGTAAAAGGATTTATAATTGAAAAACTCACTGCTGG